GTATGTCGCTCGATGTTGGGATAAGAACGGCGTTGAGGACTTAAAGAAAGCTATGCACTACTTGGAAAAGCTAATTGAGGAGTCGGAAAAGAACGAAACGTGAAAAACCGAGAAACCGAGAAGGTACATACTAAGTCCGCATTTATTTTGAGCGTCTGCTAGCAGATGGCTTTATAAGGTACGTCCTGCGACCACACAATGACATGAATATATGCTATAACTAAATATGTTTAATAGTCATAAGGTTAAGTATGTCAACTGCATGGTCGTATTCATCAATTAAAACGTTTGAGCAATGCCCAAAGAAGTATTACCACTTAAAAGTACTGAAAGATATTAAAGATTCGGGCAGTCAAGCAACTATATATGGGCAAGAAGTTCATCAAGCTGCGGAGGATTATGTTAGAGACGGTACTCCAATACCAGAGAAGTTTGCTTACATACGAAAAGTAGTAGAAAGAATAGCTAAACAAGAGGGGGATAAATACACAGAACATAAGATGGGGCTTAAGAAAACTGAGGACGGGTACGAAACATGCAAGTTCTTAGGTAAAGACGTTTGGTGGCGTGGTATTGCTGACGTAGTGATAATAAATGGCAGTACAGCTTACTCGATTGATTATAAAACAAGTAAGAACGCTAGATATGCGGACACTAAACAATTAGATTTAGTTGCCGGAGGTTTGTTTGTAGAGTTTCCTGAAGTAGATACCATTAAGTCTGCTTTACTATTTGTCGTAAGTGGCGATTTAATTAGAAAAAATCATTACAGAGAACATATGGATAAATACATTAATACGTTTGAACCGACTCTAGATAGGCTAGATACAGCAGAACAAACAGCTGTATGGAATGCTGTATCAGGGCCGCTGTGTAGATTTTGTCCTGTGATATCATGTGAGCACAACACCAAATAGGGCTATAGACATGAGAAAAAAACGTAACTACAAGAAAGAATACGACACATACCAAGGCACTGAAGAGCAAAAGAAGAACCGCGCTATGCGTAACAAAGCGAGGCGTAAAGCCCTGAAGAAAGGGTCAGTAAAGAAAGGTGACAACAAAGATGTAGCGCACAACAAGGCTATATCAAAAGGGGGTACTAACAAAGACGGCACTAGGGTTACTACAGCAAGTGCTAATCGTAGCTTTGATCGTAACTCTAAAAAGGGTTTAGTATCAGAGACTAGTCCAAAGGAGCGAAAACGACGTGGAAATAATAAACGATAAGGCTCTTTTAATACGCACAAGGCGTCCAGAGTTAGTAACAGAGCGAATTGAAAACAGCAAGGTAATTAGTCAGGAGGGGGATATTTTTAATATAGCGATTAAGTGGGGCTTTCAAGAGTCCCAAGAGTTGGCGAAATTGCGCATACTTAACGTGCCATCGCCTATCAAAAGAGATTACGAGTGGACAGGTAAGTTTGAACCTTATAACCATCAACGTGATACGTCTTCATTTTTAACACTTAACAAGAAAGCATTTTGTTTTAACGAGCAAGGTACAGGTAAGACCGCTTCAGTTATATGGGCCGCTGACTATTTAATGAAACTTGGTTTTATCAAGCGAGTGCTAGTCATATGCCCCCTATCAATCATGAAGTCGGCGTGGCAAGAAGACTTGTTTAAGTTTGCTATGCATCGTAGTTGTAGCGTAGCGCATGGCACAGCTCAGACACGTAAGAAAATTATTAATGCAGGGTCTGATTTTGTCATAATTAACTTTGACGGTGTAGCTGTAGTCGAAGACGAGATAAAAAAAGGTGACTTTGATTTAATTGTTGTAGACGAAGCTAACGCATACAAGAACGCGCAGACTAACCGTTGGAAAATACTCAAACGCATAACAACTAAGCCCGAATGGCTATGGATGCTTACTGGTACTCCAGCAGCTCAATCACCTGTAGATGCTTTTGGTTTAGCGAAGCTAGTCAACCCTGATAAAACACCAAAGTTTTTTGGTCAGTTTCGAGATCAGGTCATGTACAAAATATCGCAGTTTAAATGGATACCTAAATCTAATGCGAAAGATGTGGTGCATAAAGTACTGCAACCTGCTATTCGATTTGAGAAAGATCAATGTTTGGACTTACCAGACGTCACATATGTAGAACGCGATGCGCCTTTAACCGCACAACAAAAGAAGTACTACGCCAAACTAAAGAAACAAATGGTTATGGAAGCCGGAGGAGAGCAAGTATCTGCTGTAAATGCGGCGACTAACATAAACAAACTCTTGCAGATATCTGGGGGTGCGGTTTACTCAGACGAGCACGAAGTAATTGAGTTTGATGTATCTAATAGAATCAACGCGATACTAGAAGCTATTGACGAGTCATCGCATAAAGTTCTTATCTTTGTGCCGTTTACGCACACCATAGAGCTACTAAAAACACAACTAGAAAAGAATAACATCACTTGCGCGGTTATCAATGGCGCAGTGTCGTTAAACAAACGATCTGAAAGAATAAGTAAGTTTCAGAACGAAGAAGACCCACGAGTTTTAATTATTCAACCACAAGCCGCTTCACACGGCTTAACTTTAACAGCCGCGAATACAATCATTTGGTATGCACCAGTTACAAGCGTTGAAACCTACCTACAAGCTAATGCACGTATTGATAGGCCAGGCCAAAAGAACGCTATGACTATTGTACATATACAAGGGAGCGAGGTTGAAAACCGATTGTATTCAATGTTGCGCAACAAAATTGGGAATCATTCCCAGATTATTGACTTATATCGACAAGAAATATCAGAATAGTTTGACATTGTAAAACCTACTGGTATACTTTTAGATTCACACAACACAAGGGGGTCATTTATGGCTAGTAAATCTGTACATATGCAGGAAGAAAAGAAACTTAAAGAAGAGACTTGGGAACGTGACACTTTAGGTAGAACGTTTACTCGTTGTTTTAAATTGGGCAGTAAGATTTTTGTGCCTACCTATCGGCAAACTAACGCTAAAGAAGTTGAGTACGTAGGCCCAGAAAGCACCGCGCTTAATGCAATTAGATATACCGAGCGAGAGTTGATGTTTGCAGGTGCAGTCCCTACAAGAGAGTACTTATGGGTTAGGGGGTATTTAAAAAATGGCAGATGATATGGAGAAGTATGTAGCCGCGTATAGAAATATACGTGGGGCGATTAGTGAGAAAGAGCAACGACACAAAGAGGAGATAGCAGATTTAAGAGAACAGCAAGATATGATAAGTAGCAAACTTTTGGAATTTTGTAACGAGCAGAATTTAGATAGTTATAAAACGAAAGAAGGTACGGTATCGCGTCGAGTTAGTACGAGGTATTGGACTAGTGACTGGGAGCAGATGCACCAGTTTATAAAAGAAAATGATGCTTTACATTTACTTGAGGCAAGAATTCAGCAGACCAACATGAAGCAGTTCATTGAGGAAAATCCTGATAAATTGCCTATCGGATTGCAGTCGAATAGTGAATACAAAATATCAGTAAGAAAACCAACCAAACGATAAGGGGTAAATATGCAAAAAGAAAGTCAATGGGAATCTATAGTGGTTACAAGTTCTAAGCCGCTCACCTATTTTTATGAAAGAGCGTTAAAAGTAGCACCGCCACGCGATGGCAAAAAACCGTTAACAGTTAAAGAAGTATTTGAGTCTACAAACAAAAGGGGAAATCATGGGTAACTTAGCGATATTTAAAGACCAGAGCGCACCAGTTAGCACTAGGAAACGAGAGCTTAGTGAGCTATCTAAGTCACTAATGCAGAAAACAAGCACCACCAATCGACGTATTCAGGCTAACACTAACGGTACGTTTAAGCGTGTAGTAAACGGTGAGCAGATGGGTAGTGCTGTACGAGGGGAAGTAAACGTAATTATTGTTAGTCTTTTACCTAAAGTCTCACGTATTTTTTACAAAGAAAAGTTTGACCCTAAGAAAGAAGCCACATTACCTAACTGTTGGTCTAACTTAGGTGATAAGCCAGAGGACGGAGCGTCTGACAAACAAAGCGCGTCATGCTTGTCTTGCCCTCAAAACGTAAAAGGCTCCGGTGAGAGTGGTGGTAGGGCGTGTAGATACCAACGTAGACTAGCCGTGCTTCTAGCAGGGGATACGAGTGGTGACATTTATCAAATGAACATTCCTGCCAAATCTCTATTTGGTAAAGGCGTAACTAACTCACACCCATTTGAGTCTTACATAAAGTACTTACTAGGTAACGGTGAAGGTGTTGACGATGTTGTGACTAACGTAGCGTTTGATGCTAACGCAGACACGATGGAGCTTGTATTTACTCCAATGCGCCACATTACCGACGAAGAATATGCATTACTTGACGAAGCTAAGACTAAGCCAGAAGCTAAGATGTACACCTCTATTACAGTAGCTCAAACTGATGGCGTAAAGAAGTTACCAAAAGAAGAGCCGAAGATAGAACGTGCAGATGAGCCTGAAGAAGAGGCTGTTGCAGAGCCGCAAGTAAGACAAAACAAGAAAAAAGAAGAAGCACCCAAAGCTAAAAAGGATGTTGCCGATGTAGTTGATGATTGGCTAAGTGAATAATGAGTTTGGGATATAGCATACGTTTAGTAAAGTTAAACAAAGAAGCTGATCGTAAGTTATTAGGAGTTCGTCTCGGTAGGCAGTGTATCAAACTTGGTATTCCTGTCTCTGAGGCGGCTACATATCTAGGAGTTAGTAGACAAACAATCTATAACTGGTTTGTGGGGGCTACTGCACCTAGGGCTACGCAAGTAGGACTTATTAAGAACTTTATTAATCAAAATAATTTCGTACTAAACTTAAAATAAGAGAGCGAATTATGGACTTACTTAATACAGTACAGCCGTCCGATGGGTGGTTTTGTGTATTAGGTATAAAAGAGAAAAAAGTAAGTCAGCATTTAGTTGAAACTAGGGAGGAGGTAGATAAACTTGCCGAGGATTTTGTTGCTGATAATTGGGATGTATATTTTGGGGTCGCTAAATTTGCCAGTAATGCAAATAGAACCAAAGATAACGTCCACTTACTTAAATCTTTTTGGGTAGACATTGATTGCGGAGAAGCTAAAGCTGTAGTTAGTGCAGAAACTGGTAGGCCTGATGGGTACATAGATCAAGCTACCGGACTAGAAGCACTAAAGAGTTTCTGTGAAAAGATAGGATTGCCTGATCCGATTGTAGTTAACTCAGGGCGCGGTATACACGCATACTGGCCTGTTATTGAAGAGTTAACGCGAGAAGAATGGGAGCCTGTCGCACGTAGACTACGTGACCTTTGTTTAACTCATAACTTTTATATCGACCCAGTAGTATTTGAAGCTGCCAGAGTTCTTAGGGTTCCCGATACATATAACTTTAAAGATGATCCACCTAACAAAGTAGCTGTAATAGAAGAAGCTGAATCAACGTCTATAGCAGATCTACGTAACTTATTAGGAGTAAAAGAAACTTTAGAAGTAGCGCCGAAGCGCGAGATGTCTGAACTTAGTAAGTCCCTTATGGGTAACTACACATCGAGTTTTACCAAGATTATGATGCGTAGTGCTAGTGAGAACGGATGTCGGCAGTTGCTTAACGCGTATAAAGAACGTGCGAACTTGACGGAGCCTAGATGGTTTAACGCTTTATCGATAGCAAAGTTTTGTAGTGATAAAGACAAGGCTATACATAAGCTATCGAAAGATCATCCAGAATACGATCCGACTACAACAGAGGAGAAGATAGCGCACATTAAAGGCCCACATGGCTGTGCAGAGTTTGAGAAATCAAATCCTGGGGGGTGTCAAGATTGCCAGTTTAAAGGCAAGATTAAGTCTCCGATATCACTAGGCAAAGAAGTAGAAGAAGCTAGTGAAGAAGATAACACTATAGTTATAGAAGGTGAGGATGGGGAAGAAGACGAGACACATGTAAT